CGGCTTCGGCTTCGGCTTCGGCTTCGGCTTCGGCTTCGGCTTCGGCTTCGGCTTCGGCTTCGGCTTCGGCTTCGGCTTCGGCTTCGGCTAAATCTGTACAGGCCACTGCATGAACCACACCCGCCACGCTCCCCGCATCATCAGCAGACGTCTGTAGTATTCGCACAGTGAGGCATGGCTCCGCCTCCAGTCGGGCAAGCTGCTCCGGGGTGACCTCAACCTGCTGACGTCCACGCGTGAACAGGAACCCCGCACGACGAAACGCCGAACGACTGCAACGCACTTCTGCCAGCACCGTGACAGAATTGTCACCACTGACCTGAAGACCTGAATCATCTGTTGCTGCCACAGTGTGATGTTCATTCATATTTGCCCTCCGCAGGGGCCGGGCCGTAAGCCCGGCTCACCGTTTACAGATAATCCGCGACAACCAGCTCCAGCTTGCCCTTCATCTCGTTAGAGACGGTTGCGTTTCCGTCTGCGAACAGTTCACGCTCCAGCAGCTGCACCGCCTGTTTTTCCAGCGAGGTGGGGACAACAATATGGGTGGGTTTGATGCCGAGTTTGCGGCCACCGTCAGCGGTAAATTCGCGCATGGCTGACCAGCCGTGCCACAGTGCATCCAGCGTCAGCGGTGACTGCATCATGTAGGCCATCTGCCAGAAGCCGTAGCCCACATTGCGACGGGCGGATGCACCAAACACAAATTCATTATCGGTGAATGCGCGACCTTCATCGACTTTGGTCTGGGCAACCAGTTCAGCCTTACGGCGATCCTGATAAATCAGCGGTTTTACCGCGCGGGAGCAGTCAAGCAGATACCAGGCCGGACCGCTGTAATCAGCCTGTGCGCCGACAGAGCCGGTTTTTGCCACAAACATATTGCTGACCATCTGCGCATCCCCGGAGCCATCCACTTTAGGGTAAACCGGATGTTCGGTATCAAAGAAGTTCTGACCGTCATAGCAGGCCGCACTGATCCCGTCACGCAGGGCAGCAAAGACCAGCTCATCCGGTTGTACCGCCGCAGCGCGCCCCATCTCCTGGAACAACGGGGAATAAATACCGAGGTTGTCGTCTTCGAAGTCATCGCGGCTAATGGCGACAGTGCCTTCAAAAGTTTTGTTCACGATGGCATAGCCATAGGCTTTCATCTTCTCGATGACGCGGGAGCCGATCCACTCACGGAACTGCGGGAACTGCCCCAGCCAGCCGTAGGTGTTGGATTTCGATGTGGAGGGCACGGTCATCGCAATTTTTTTATACTGCGACGGGGCCATGGACATCCCGGCCTGAAAATCAGAACGGTAGCCCGTCATCAGGGCGGTGATCATCGCCGGTGTAATCGGGGTAGGCATTATTGCATTTCCTCTTTCATTTTCAGGAACTCGGCTTCGGTTTTACCCAGCAGTTTGGCGGCCGCGATATCTTCAGCCGACAGCACAGCGGTGGCAGTCTTTTTATCCGGCACGGTCACGGTGTCGGTCTGAAGGCCGGTCAGGGCCGCAACCGGCTGGCGGGCGTCAAGCTGTGCAGAAAGTGCCGCCACGCCAATCTGCCCGCCCAGTTGTTCCAGATAGCCGCGTTCACTTTTGAAGATGCGTCCTTCGGACTCGGCCTTGTCCAGCAACTGCTCCAGCGTGGTGCTGCCGTGCTGCGCCGACAGCGCAACGTATTCGGTACGCAGGGCGTTATACGTTTCAACGGGCACGTATTTCGTCAGGTCAATACTGCCGCCAGCCGGTGTGCCTTTTGCAGTTTCCAGCTCTGCCGACAGACTGGCGACCTGTGTTTTCAGGTTGTCGTGTGCATCCGCACGGGTTTTGATCCCGGTGAGGGCAGACAGCGCTGCCGTGCCCAGCTCCGGCGTAAATTCGTCACCGTCAGCCACGGTCAGACCGAGCGCCGTCAGCAACTGGCGTAATTGCTCATTCATGGAGGTATCCTTTAAAGGAGGGTTTAAGGCGTTATAAAGGTCATCCGCCGACAGTGCGGCGACAGGATTCATGCCGGTCAGACCGGGGTCACCGGTAATAGCCAGCATCCGAAGTTCGACAGGTTCGCCGGTGCTCTCGTCATAGCCAATCACCGGTGAAAACCAGGGGAATTCGTTATTACGCAGATGTTCAAGGGCCGGAGGGTTCCACTTCGGGCGCACCTCGAAACCTCGCTCTTCACTGAAGCGAAAATTCTCCGGTGAGGCCATCACAAAACCGGCAGCCGGTGCCGGATGTCCCTCAATCAGGGTCTGGTGGTTGTAGTCAATTTTCACCGGCTGATTGAGCGCCACAACACGGGAGACCATGCGCTCAACGGCTGCATGGTTGATCAGCCAGCCCTCGGCCGGTTTTTCCGGGCGACCGTCACGGGCCTTTACCCGACCGGCTGGCATGATCTGACACCAGTCACCGTCCCCGTCTGCGGACAGGCTGATGGCATTCAGAATGGCATAAGCAAGTTTGGGCGTGTTTTTCGTCTTCATTCCGGCAGCATAGGCCGGGAATTTTCAGGGCGGGTTTTGCGGGATTTCAGGAAGTGCTTCCAGGGGAAAAATACAAAGGCGCTTCACGCAGATTTTAAAGCCCGTTAAATACAGGTTAGAAAATCACGACACGCGCCTGAAGGGGGTAAGGTAATGCATTTGCATACCTTAAACAATTAAGGCGTTTCTGTGGCCTTTTTAAAGCGTTTTCTGATTTCGTCCATGATCTCCTGCTCTGCCACCTGATCAAAGCCCATATACGGACGTGCACCAATGGCCGCCGGTCCAGGCGGCATACCTGGCAGGCCACCCCACTGATGAATGGCCGCATAAGGCTCATTTGATCCAATCAGCGCCCAGGTGTCGCCATAATCCGTGGTCAGGCGTCGGGCCAGATCGCCGTTCAGCGTCAGGATTTTGCCGGGCATGTATCCCTTACGGGTACGCCACTTGCGGTAAGGATCTGACCAGTCATGCCAGCGTTCGCCGTCCGGCTCTTTTTCCTGTTCAAACGCCATTTCTGACGATGACAGAAGGCTGGACGCCACACTGCGGGCCAGGTCTTTTCCGCCACCCACAAACTGAAGCCGGGCAAAGACCCGCTGGAGACGCGTAACGTCAACAACGACGGCGGCATCAATGGATGACATATTGCCTCCGTATAAAATATGAATATAAAATAAGCAGGCGGTCAGTGTACGCTTAACTGGTAAAGTCGGTGCCTGCCTCCGGGTGGATCATGTATGCGGGTTCGACCCCCGCCACTGACCGTTAATCAATATCTCCTTCCAGTACCTCAAGCATTCCGCCCCGGATATCCGATTTCAGCTTATCCATATTGATAACCCGGTAAGCATTCACAATCACATCCAGTTTATCCGGCTGACGCTTCAGGCTGTACGGCGCATTAACGGCAATCTGCACACTGCCATCCTTACTTTCCACGATATACATCAGATTGTTGTGGCGTTTATCCCACAGTACCGCTTTTGGCTTTGCCAGCATTGCCGGTAATCGCCCGAAATCCTCCGGCGTCAGGGCAATGCCGTCATTCTGATGTTTCATGCTGTCCGCATGGAGCACATTTTTACCGCTCATCGCCAGCAGGCGGGCCGGTGGCGTTCCCGTCCGGCTTTCCACCGCCTGCGCAATACTTTCGGTCATAAAGCCCAGCGTGCGGATATCGTTACCGCCTCGCCGGGTTTTCATGATGTTTTTTGCCCAGATGCGGAACGCCAGCTGCCGCTCCGGGCTGTTGTTCATCTCCTGAACCACCATTTCCCGTAACGCCGGGCTTTTCACCTCGATCAACTTGCGGAGCAGCGCCTGGTCTGTGCCGAACGCCGCCGAACCGGGGTTATATGACCAGCCCACATCCGGTGTCATGGTTCTGGTGCCATCTGAATATGTGGTCACCGGCATTTCTCTGACTTCTCCGGTCTGCTTATCCACGCCAGCCTCAACATTGCGGGTGGAAAGATGATCCTGACCGGATGAAACGGATAACCCCATTGCATCCAGACGGGTCTGAGACAATGGCCGGACACGGCAGCGGCAGTTCCAGCCATTGGGTGGGTAGTGTGTATTCCAGAACGGATCGTCATAGCGGAATACCAGCCCGTTAAGGGCGGAATGCGCCGGGCGGGTGCGGCTGTCCATCACCGCCACATACTGCCAGAACGGATGCGTGTCCGTGTTGTTCATCATCTGCGTGTAACGCCCGGCATTGTAAGCCACGCGGGTGTTCACGTTGTAAATCAGCGCCAGACGGCGGGGACTGCCCAGTTGCACTTCTTCTGCGTTACCGGCGCTGTCCACCACAATCTGCTTTCCCCACCATCCCAGCTTTTGCAGGCGGGGTGTCAGTGTGCGGATAAATGCTTTCTGTGAAATCCCCTCATCAACAGCACGCTGCACTTCCGCCTGTAGTGTGGTCAGTACGTCCAGGCGTGCCACTTTTGCCGCCGTGAATGAACGGGCATGAACATCTGCGTTTGTTTCGAACCAGTTCCAGCTGATATGCGCCCCTTTGGCGCGGAAGTATGCCACCGCCTCTTTTGAGGGAAGGGTGGCGGCATAACCTAAATCAATCCCCTGTGCCATCCAGCATCCCCTTCATTTCCGCAGCAAACATGGCATCACTGAGCAGCGTCATCAGGCGGGAATCATCCATTTCACGGTAAAGGGCAGGCAGGTCTGCCAGTGCCTCCGCCAGCCCCCGCGTTCTGATGGCTTCAATGACCGGCTCCAGTACCGGGTCGATGGCCTCCTGTAACCGGCGGGCAGGCACCGCATCCCCCATGTCGTCCAGTTCATCTCGGGGGCTGCTCTTCGCTTCCGGCAGTCTGGCAGCCAGCGCTGTCTGCTCTGTCTTTTCCTGTTTTTCCGGTGGCATCTCTTTGTCTGTCTGAGCAGGTTCATTGCCACTCTGACGGACACGGAAGATGGCTTCACCGGGGGCAGGCTGTGGAATACCGGTCTGCTCCCGTACCCAGGGATCAGGAATATCCATCCCCGTACTGAGCTGCATCACCGCACTGGTGATTTTGGTGATATCCCCCGGCTCTTTTGTCTGGAAACAGATACGCGGCAGGCGACGGATATCAATGGCGTGGGCGGTGTTCAGGGCATACAGCGGATACACCAGATCGCGGTTCAGCGTGGCGGCCAGCTGACGTAAATCAGAATCCCTGATTTCCCGGCGCACCTCGTTATGCACTTCACCCAGCGAACGTGCGCCCTTGTCTCCGGCTTCCGTGGTCAGCGTGCCGCCGAGGATAGCTTTGGAGATGGAACGCTCCCCCCACGAAATCATGGTTTCAAACGGATCGGCCTGACCGTTCGCTGCCGCCTGAAACTCCAGCGACATCCCGGCCGGGATGATCCCGCCTGTACGTCGCCCGATATCCATCACCGCCCGCATCAGGGCGCTTTTCTGCTCCGGCGTTGCCCCGGACGGGTATTTACCGACCTTCATCGGCAGGCCGTACACCTCCAGAAATTCAGCCAGATCGCGCACGGAATAGTTTTTGAAAATGAACGGCCAGATAAGCGTCCTGACAAGCCCCGTTGCGCCGCCGTAACCGGTGCGTGAACGTGACTGATGCACTATCCAGCCAAAGGGCTGAAACGCCACCCCGGCATGGCTGCCGTCACGCAGCCGCAGTTCGCTCAAATCATCCGGGTTAAGGCAGAAATGCCCGCTGTCACGCCAGCGGATGGCGCGGATGATGTGCATTTTACCGAGCATCCCGTGCTCAATCTCCATGCAGGAATAGCCTTTCAGGATGGCATCGGTGGCATCAAACAGCATGGCATCAAACCAGTCGGCGGAATGCAGATATTCGTCGAGCATTTCCGCGTCCTTTTTCTCATTCGCGCTGGCGTTCGGTGGCGGCTCAATACTCCAGGGCACCCCCTGAATGGCAAGGCGTCGCTTGCCCAGCTCTGCAAAAAGGTGGGTATCCTTTTCTTCAATGTCAGCGGCCAGATCGGACTGGGCAATCAGATCGCCACGTTCAGCCCCGCGAAGGCACTGTGCCGCCCGGTTCGGGGTGATACCCGAGGCCGGATGTTCAATATAACGGCTGGCAATCTGCGGAATATCCAGCGCGGCGCTCTGCATCTCCGGGTCAAAGGAGAAAGGTTTTCCGTCAAGATCAATTATACGTCCCACTACCAGCACCCCCGATCAAATTCATGATATGCCTCATCGTCATCACGATAACCGCCCTCCATGGCCCGCGACCGCTCCGGCAGCGCCTGACAGGCTGATTCATCCAGGATGAAGCCCTCCATGTATGACGCCCGGTTTGCCATACAGAGCGCCACGGCAAAATCGCCATGGCGGCGGGCGTTCACAGCCGTTGCGTTCTGGTCCTTCGTACGCCCCTTGTCAATTTGCGGGATACCGTTCACCACCTTCACATGGCGCAAATCATCAAGCGTGGTCTGATGGCGGGCGACGAGGATATTCTGATCCTCAAACTCGGCCTTCAGTTTTGGCATCCACTCGCCGTACCACTTCGGCGATAACATCACGCAGTCGATGATGTCCGGGCCAAAGGCCAGCAGCGCGGCTTCGGCCAGATAGCCGCCGTTACCGGTGGCGTCGAACGCCGCACCGACCAGCGCCGGAACGCGGGTCAGGATGTACATCATCACCTGCTCCTGCTGGGCATACGGCAGGTTGCGCAGCTCCACGCGAAACACCTCGCGTTTTGCCAGGGATTCAGTGATTTCCAGCAGCACAAAGCAGGAGAGGTCACCGGTGCGGGCAAAGTCTTCCCCGAAGCTGAAGCGGGAACGGGGATTTAACGCCTCTAAAAGCGGTTTTAAATGTTCTTCACACCAGGTTAAAACCTCCGATTCACGCAGCCATGCGGCACGGCTGATGAAGTCGTCCGGGGCTTCAAACGTCAGAATCGGGATGTCGCGGAGCATCGCCATTTCAATAAGCGCGTGAGGAATATAGGCACCGCCGGATTTTTTCGGGATACAGCCGTATTCCTCGTCGGCATCCTCACGGGTCGGGGCGTTTTTGTAGAGATCATCACGCCACTTCTGCTCGCTTTCCGGTGACCATTCGCGGCCGGTGACATAACAGATACGACGGTACAGCCCGTCCGCAATGGCATCATCCAGGGTAATGCGGTGGACGCTGTAATCCTTGCGCCCCTCGCGGGCTTCCTGAATGTACTGATTAAACAGATTATCGACGCCGTTATGCGTGGAGATAATACGCACGCGCGCGCCCCACATGGTGAGCGCCATTGCCGCCTTGAGAAGCTCATCCAGTGACTCGTGGAACGCGGCTTCATCAATCACCACATCCCCCTGAAGGCCGCGCAGGTTTGACGGACGGGAAGACAGTGCCTGAATTTTGAATCCACTGTTCGGAAAGCGGATCATGTAGGTCAGAATTTCTTCTTTTTTATCCCGATCCCAGAAGGTCTGCTCATACACATCAGCATCTGCCAGCTGGTTAAAGGCACGGGAGAACAGTGCGCAGGCAGAAATATATTCCAGCGCCATCTCCTGCTTTGACCCCACATAAAACACATTGCGGCCACCACGCCGCTTAGGCTTTGCGGCGGTAATGACGTTACGCCCGGCTTCCGCCCAGGTAAGCCCGGTGCGGCGGGATTTTTCCGCGATGCAGACCTCGCTTTCATCCTCAAACCAGCGGGCCTGATAATCCAGAAATACCGGCATATCACCGGGCAAATCAAGGCTGTCCGGCACATCCACGCCCAGCAGGGCTTTTTCACCGGCCAGATCAATTTTGCGGGTGGAGACGGTATTCGTCAGTAAGGGTGAGAGTTCTTCGGCGTTATTCATCAGGCTTTACCCAACAGAATCCCCTTAATACGGGACTCAAGCTGTTCACTCATCCCGTCCACGCCGCGCAGCTCGTCGGTGACCGCGTTTGCCATCTCTTCAGCAAATGCGGCCCGGATTTCTTTTTCACGCTTAATGCTGCGCTCGGCGGCACTTTCCGCACGCTGTGCTGACAGGAGGATGTCTTTGATGAGGCGCATATCCACGTCGCTGTCGCTGTTCAGAGATTCGGTCGCGGCACGCAGGCGGCGGTACATCAGGGCGCGGGACATTTCCAGAATCAGCGCTGTGGTTTCACCGGTTGGCTTGTCCCCCAGTTCGGCCATCATGGCTTTTGTCTGCTCGCGTAAATCACGCAGGTTACGGGCAATCAGCTCATTACGGGAGGCTTCCCGGCTGATGGCCGCCGGTGAAAGCTGCTGCTCTTCCGGCAGGCCCGCCTCTCGGATCAGACGGTTGATTTCCTCGCGGATCTGGACCTGCGTCAGACGTTTTTCACGCAGCATTTCCAGCAGCGGCTTACGGATGCTGTCGGGGAGCAAATCCACCTTGCGTACACGACCACGCGTCGGCTTGTCCATCGTTACCCCCTTGCGCGTGGTTTCTTCACACCCGGAACGCAGGCCCGGCCTTCCGCCACATCCTGCCCACGACCGGTCAGTTCCGCGATGAAATAACCGTTAATCAGAACGCGTTTGCGCACCAGTCCCTGCTCGGCAAGCCAGGCAATGTGGGTGTGAACGGTGTCGCGGGACACGCGGTGGCCGTAATCATCCAGACAGTCCTGGAGCACGGATTCACCCAGTTCACCGTTGTAATCTGCCAGCGACCGCAGAATGACCAGACGCTGATCTTCAGTAATGAAATCACTCATTGCGTTTTTTTCCTTACAGCCTGCTCCAGCAGCAGTTCGTTCTGATAGGAGACAGAGCGGAGCGTGGCGTTCGTGGTTTTCAGTTCACCCCGCAGGGTCACGATTTCCACATTCAGACGGTTGACCTCGGCTTCTGTCGGCAGTGACGACAGGCGGGTTTCCACCTTCTCAACGCGGTCGGAGAGTTTTTCAAAGGCCTCGCGGGGGACAAACGTTTTGCGCATCAGCGCCATGAATATCCCGCCAGCGGTTGCCGTCGCCGAAAGGATCGGCACAACATAATCTTTAACGATGCTGACCCACATGACGGGCCTCCATGATGTTCTGGCAGTTCACACAACGGATGGCATCCGGCACAGCAACAAGACGTGCGGCGGGGATCTCTCCGCCACAGTCCGCGCAGACACGTCTGCCCGGAGCATCCATTGCCCGGCGCTTACGTGTCAGCCGGTTACAAAGGGCGCGTTCTGATCCCCGCTCCATCACAGCCTGAGCACGATCTGAATCATCCATACCTTTTTCCTTACTTCGTCTTTCCTGCCGGAACAGCAGGCGTTCCGGCCATATCAGTAAATTCATGTTGTCGCCGCGCCTCCAGACGACGAATACTGGCCTTGTCCACGTTGCAGTTCTTGATCACCGCCAGCAGTTGCAGGTTGTAAGTGACCGATGCCCCAAACGTGAACGGCTCCGGCGCAGGAGGGACCAGGCAGTCAGCCAGCCATTCAGCGGGGATCGGCACCGGCTTCACAGGCACGTATTTCACAGACGGCCCGGCGCACCCGATCAGCCACATCATCAGGAACAGGGGCAGAGGCCGCAGGCACTGCTGCCAGCGACCGGCGGACAACGCTCTGCTGCTCCTCGCTGTGCTGAATGTTCTGTTGTTTTTCATTCGTGGCCGCCTCACTGATTTGTGAAATGAGTTGCAGGGTGTGCTGCTGATTTGCCAGCACCTGACGCACCTCATCCCGCTCACGCACAAGCACCTGATTATTGTCTTCAAGGCGCTGCGTCTTCTGGTGCATTCCCCATATCGCGGCAACCAGTACAGCGATAGTCCCCAGCGCCGCCATGCACGCCCCGGCAATCAGGGCCGGTAAGGCGTTATTCACCGCAGCCACAGGACACCCCGTAACAGCAGTACCGCACACAGCAGCGCTATCATGAGCGGTCGCCAGAAGCGGTTCAGACTTTCGGCAAGTCGTAGCGACATAACCATTCATCCGCCGAACGGCGGGCCTCAAGGCCGGGAAGTTTCACCCCCTTTGAATAAATCCAGCGGATATACTGCTTACAGGACGCGGGCATCTGTCCGGCATTGATCAGGCGCAGAAGCGTGGAGTTGCGAAAGTTCGTTTCACCGGCCCAGAAGATCCACGAAGCCAGCGCCACCGTCTGACCACGGGTAAGCGGCACCTGAACACGCCGATCAATGGCCGCAAAGGCCCATTTCATGTCCTTTTCCAGCAGTTTCAGACATTCTTCATCCGTCAGGGTCATACCCGGTTTCACATCCGGGCCGGTATGGCCGTAACAGATGGTGGGTGTACCGGTGGGATCGATATACGTGGAGTTTTCTTTCCCTTCCCAGTAACCGGTGTAATGCGTGGCAATCGTGAACGTCCCGGCACCGGCCAGAACAAGGGCAATCAGCTTTTTACGCAGTGGTGCGGGGAGTTTTGGCATTGTTACGCTGTCTCATGATGTTCTCTGAGTCAGCGTAACGGTGAAGGAAAGGCGGCAGGCTTTGCGGAATATCAGAAAAGTGGCGGTTGCGTTCTTGCCAGATGCAGACGGCGCTGTTCACGTATGACGGTATAAATCTGGGTTTCTGACATCCGGTAATGGCGGCGAAGGGATTCAATTTTCTCGCCCCGGTCCCAGCGCGAAAATATCTCATTGTTTCGCAGCTCGGCAAAGAGAGATTCCCCGACCGGCAGGTAATAACCCCGTCCGCCCATATAGGCTGCCTGAGCCGCAGCCACCTTGCGTGCCAGTTTACCGGCCAGTACCGGCTCAATCCCCTGACGCTGAAGTTCTGCGCCGGTGACTTCAACCAGTTCAGACAGGGTCCGCGGCCAGTTCTTTTTGAGAACATCATCAGGGATGTCATCAAGGCGGTCGATAAGGGCGTGCAGTTGCTCACTGTCACCACCAAACATGCTCATCTGAGTTTCTGTCATATCAGCCTCCGGTTCTCGCGTTCCCGGTAAGTTTAAAATAAAAATCCCGCGTTGTGGCGGGATTTGGGGTTAACGGGGAAGTGATTTTTCATACTGCCTGCAAACGGCGTCATACCCCATCAGCGTGCGTTCGGGCATTCCCATCGCGGCCAGCATTTTGCGGCGGTGCCATCGCTTGAGACGCTCCAGCACATCTGAGGCCAGGGCGGGGTGTTGCTCCAGCCACTGCCAGTTTGCCACACCTTCGCCGCCGTTCTGCGCGGCCGTCTGCGATTTCACCCAGCGGTTAAGGGCGGTTTCCGCACCATCAGAGATAAAGCCCTGCCGGTGCATTACCTTCCAGATGGCACGAATTTTGGCGGTCACCGTACCCGGTTTTAAGGCCCGGTTAACCGGCTTCTGGCGCACTTTAAAACCGCGTTTTTTGAAAACATCCAGCACGCGGGATAACTCATCCGGTGACATATCCCGGCAGCTGGTTTTGCCGGTGGCTGCCAGCAGCGCGGATATATAGGTCTCCCGGTCAAGCTGTAGATCGCGTTTTGCGACATGTATTAAGGTAATCAGGGAAGCGCGATTCATTATCGTGGCTCCATAAAAAATGGGCGGTGTTACCGCACCGCCATGTCAATTAACATAAAAGGAAAAATCTATGTCAGATATAAAAAATGCCCTTGATGTTGCCGCATTCACAATGGCTGGAAATCTTATGGTAACCCTGTTCGATAAGGGGGTTATTTCCCGTGAGGAGGCAACACATATTATCAATATTGCTCAAAAAAGTGCCGCACCCCAAAGCGCAGAGGGACACCAGGATGGCTCATATATTAATACAAACTGGCATTTCGACAATATCCGAGCCTGCATGGGCATTACCGCGAAAAAAGATTAAAGATTTTTGCATAATGTTCAGATGTAAGAATTGCTGAACCATCAACACCGAGCCTGCGGCGAACGTATTCCTCGCGGGCTATTTTATTATCCAGAGATACAGCATCCTTAATCAGGTTAATCTCCCGCTCCATTATCAAAAGGGCTTCTCTGGCTGCAAGATTTTCTTTTATCGCATATTCGATAATGTCCCGCATACGCTCAAGCATGCCGATTTTAGCCAGTTCTTCGTCGATATCTTTAGGCGCAAATTTGATTTCTTTTTCCATATTATTAATCCTCACAATTCATACATGCAGTGTCGTCGCCCATATCGCAGTGATTACATTTTACCTCACCACAATGTGGGCACTCTTTCAGATACTCCGGGGCTTCATTTCCACAGGTGGGACATTCAACTATTTGATCATCCATTGGGCGTCTCCTGTAATTCCGGTAAAGCTGAAATATGGCACCAGTGCGTCACCTGTCCGTCCTCATCTTCAAGGCAGGCTCCAGTTTCTTCATCAATAAAAAAGCCTTCATACCCCATATGGCCGATGCGCAGTTCCTGCCTGTGACCATACTGAACAATCAGCACGACAGCCTCCATATCAGGCGGGAAAGCATCATTCAGTGAATGCCAGGGATAACCGCGCAAATCCCCGAAATAAACACCGGTCAGCGTTCCGCCACAGACCGGCATTCCGGCGGCACACACAAGGGGTTCATCTGATTCAACAAATAATGTCGTTATCATGGCATTAACTCCCGTAATACAACATCTTCGGCAGTCCGACGACGGTGATAAATAAAACTCACCGTGCCCTCGGATAATTCAAATTTCTCGCCGATTTCCCTAAAGGTAAGACGCCGTGGTGATTCAGCATCCCGTAATTCACGAATAAGACGAACATCATCGTCAGGTATGCGGGTGAAGGGCAGCAACTCTCCGTATTTTTTCATGCTTACGCCAATATATCGCGCCCGATTGTGGACAGAGTCCCGGTCTCGCCCCAGATATTCTCCTATTTGCTTACCGGTCATTGTTCTGGCATTTTTTCGGATAAATTTATCTTCATCATGTTTAAATCTGGGACGTTTGCATTTGAGCAACTCCGGGTAAGTACCGCGCAATAAAACAATCCGGTTATATACACCCCAGTAACTTCTTTTTACCCTGACAGCAATATCCTTAACCGGGGTGGATGGATAAAGCGCAATCAGCAGCGCATCTTCTTCAGGTGTCCATGCACGAACATGAGCGGGTGCACGGCCTTTTCGCCCCATGGGTTGTAAAATCATCATACATCACCCCCTGACTCGCTTTTCGGCAGCATAAAACTCATCAGGCAGAATTTCGGTCATTCTCTGTTTTGCGGGTTTTACGCCGCACTGGAGATAAATCACATCGTCAACGCAGAACCACTTCACGGGACCATGCAATATTGCTGAGAAGTCAATGCCCAGCCAGAACAACAGGGCATCGGTTCTGGCATACGTGACGAGCGAATATTCACGCCACAGACTGTTAAGTTCGTCAGAGGCAACGCGCAGGGCTTTGGGAATACGTGATGTGCGCGGTGTGCAGCTCCAGCCATTCGACGCAGTCGGTTTTCGCCATAAGTCGCGATGAAAAGGATATTTGTCATCCATAAAGCGCAGCCCTTTAAAACAAAAGCCACTGATACCGGATACAAATACCGATCGGCACGCAACATTCAGCACGGCCTCAAGGCGTTTTGCCTCATCCTTAACTTTCTGGCAGTCCTGCTGATATTTTTGCCACGCGGCCAGCGCGGAAGGGTTTGATGTTTTAAAGAACATTACGCCACCTCCGCAGATATCCCGGCAGGCGCGGCCGTCCGGTCAACAATCAGGTAACGCAGAACGCGCGAGGTGATATTCCAGCCGCTTAAACCGCAGATAATGACGCCCAGGCGGATGTCGATATACGCCATCACAAACTGGGGCACGCCTTCTTTCATGGCCTGCTCATCAACTTCAGCCACCACATAAACGGTTTCGCAGGTCAGTACGCCCTGAGCAAATTCCCACGCCATCGACGGAATATCATGCCCTTCAATCCACGGCAGGGATTTTCTGAAGCTGCACCACTGAACATCATCAGCCGCAGATTCCTGGCTGCATTTGCGACGAACCGGCTGCACCGGGCGGGGACGCGGAATATCATAAAAACCGTTACATTCCGTCAGCACGCCTGCATCAACCGCATCACGCAGAAAATAAACCATGGAGGATGGCGGCATATTCATTTTTTCAGCCAGAACACCGCAGGTCAGACGTCCGTAAATACGCAGCCAGTTTTTAACCCCTTCAAGCACTTTTGCATCAATCATGAATTATTCCTCCGTTATTGCGATGAATTCGGAATGCTTGATTGCCATCAATGACGGATGCAGCTTTTCAGGTGAAAAGGCATTATCTGATTCACCGACAGGAATACGAACCACAACAGCCCCTTTGTCGCCATAGAACCCGGCAGAAGAGCACGCCATAACTGTGCGGCCGTTGCTGACACCAAAAACCTCAAAATAGCAGTCCAGTTTATTAACCATCCAGGTACTGAATGACGGAAGCTGTTTTAACTTCTCGTTTAAGATATTCAGTGCTTTGTTCAGTTTTTTTCCCTCTCTGAATCTGCGGTCGGGCTTAACTGAAAATAAAACGCGGCCATCTTCATCAAATTTATCAGACAACACCCGTTTATTTCTTCCGACATCAACATCCTCATGCACCAGTATTGATTTGACAAAAAAATCCCCACAATACCAGGAGTAACTATATCCTCTGGCATTCTGATTACTGAGAAAATCATCAATCAATTTCTGGCGCTCCCTGCCAACACTATCAAGCCATTCCCGGTGATAATGACGGGAATCGTGCTCATTCATTTTAAAATAACGATATTTAATACTCATGATATGCCTCATTCAGGCGCGAGCAGTCCCCTGACGCAAGCGCCATAATTAAAACGATGTGATATTTAAAGATTTAATGCGGTGTTATTTATTCAGTCCGACGTCCTGTTCAAAAGGCTCGACATGAAAACTTTCAGCGCCTTTATTCACCTTAATACCAGCAATCCCTTTCACCGCATCCGGCTCTGCTAGGACAGCTTGCTTATTCACTTCCTCTTTCGTGCGGATGAAGCGCTCAAGCCCCATACGACGCAGCATTTCAATCACGCCTTCAACATCACGACTGACGCTGCATGATGGATTCCCCAGTCGCCACGACACCGTTCCGGTGGTCAGATTGGCAGTTTTGGTTTCGCCGCCGTTCGTCAGCTCATTGCGGTTGGTTTTACACCAGTCATGAATCCCTTTAAAAAGCACTTTGATTTCTTTTTTAAGGTTTTCAATCTGCGGCGTATAACGGGCGGTGATTTCTGCCACTTCATCATTCATTGCCGTTTCCAGGCGCAGCGCCTCTCGCTGAATATCGCCCAGGGTGCGGATATCGCGGCTGACTTCTTCGCGGGTCTGCGGTGCAGCCTCGGCTGCGGCCTTTAATTTTGTAACACGTTTAACCATTTTGTTTTCCTTATTGCAGTGTGCCTGATGCTTTATGCACACGGTGGCGTTTAATGATGGCATCCGCCCCAAAAGCCTGTACAGATGCCTGAAATTCCGCTGAGAGAAACTGAATAATTACAGGACTGTGATACTGGAGAATGCTTGCATAAACGTCACAGAGTGACGTCGGCCTGTTATCCGTATCACGTTCTGTTTTCACATCCACTCCAATCTTTTCATGCACTTCAACACTGTCATTGCCTGCCGGTTTTTCGTCATGCGAAACATGCTCAAATTCAAAAATAACGCGTACTTTGCTCATGGAATTACCCCTGCTGATTAAATTCATTACCTTTAATAACCCCGGAACTCATGTTCATATCTTTCATGAGCGCTCTGGCTTTCATTGCCACAAGTTCAGCAAAGTCTCTGCTTTCCGCGAGCATAACCACTCCAAAAATCATGGCGGGTCCATCACCTTTCTGCTTTATCCCGGTTGAACGTATGTCCAGACTTACCCCCATGCGCACTGTTCCATCAGCGTTTTTATGGATAACGTGCTCCTTGTATTCGAAAATAATGCGTACGACTTTACTCATCCTCTGGTCCTCGTTTTGTTCGGATAACTGACCCGGCGTCTGGCCTGATGACAGAGCCGAACCATGAAGTAACTTCATACTTCCCAGTAAACCGTGCATCCGCTTATGCGGGTGGCCTTCACACGGCGGCGCAGGCCGTTGGTCTTAACGGTGATTTCAATTTCTTCACCACTCCCCTGAACCTCGCCTACCGGCGGCGTGGTTTTCAGTGCAAAACGTTGCGGATAGCGCTTACTGCGTTCCAGTACCGCACCGGCAAGTTCGGTCAGGCGACGGGCGTTATTCAGTGAATCAAACAAATTCATAAGTAAACTCCGGTTGTATCAGTAATGGATTCATGTGCGCTGCTGCTATCTCTAACAGGAGGCCGCGATTAACCTTACCCATCCCCGGCATTTTTCGGGTTTCGCCACGCATGATTGCCCGAAGAATGGAGTAACTATGTCGCCACTCCCGGCGATAATCACCCGGGATCAGAAAACCAAAACGCAGGCCTTCCCATACGTCCACATCAAAGCACTCATAATCAAAACGCTGCCGGACAGATTCACACTGCTGGTCTGCATACCATTGATACAGGTCGATAAACAGAAAACACACACCGTCACCGTTCATCAATTCATAGATATAATCACGAACCTCACAGTCATTGTTGTTAAACTCACGAAAGCTGTGGAGAACATTGATTTCCTGCTGTATCTGCATTTTCATATAACCTCTCGTTTAACTAACCCGTCTTGCACCGATAAAGCGACAAATATTGCTGTAAGCTTCTTTCGCACCTTCACGATCAAGTCCTGCCGATATTGCCATTCGGGTGCGATCATTAAATTCAAAGAGTAAATCGCCACATTCTTCACTGTCAGACATGGAGACTGCTTTGACGTTATCGAAATTAACCAGGTAAAAGCGTCCGTAAATATCAGGAATATTAAATACAGCCATAATCACACCTGCGAGAGTAATTCAGGGTTGGTATAAACCTCTTTAAAGGCCGCATTAATATGTTTTTCTGTCAGCGCCGCGCCTTCACCGCTGGCGGTGAGCCACGCCTGGTTAAGCGTATGTGTCAGAACGCGTAACGCTCCCGGCTTTTCAGCGATAGCCTGCATGACGGCCAGCTCGGCCTCACCACTGATTCCCCATGCCCTGGCAATGGCCAGCACATCCGCCTTTTTGGCCTTGCGAAGTTGTTTTGTACGGGCAAGACGGCTGAACAGGCGCGATAAATCATCAAAGGCGCGGCGTCCACCTTTAAACAATCCGCGCGGGTTACCAATAAGCACCATCCCGATCCCCGTGGCGTCCTGAATTGCCCGGAGTTGCTCCAGACCGTCAATACCAAGATGATCCGCCTCATCCACAATCACCAGTCCACGCGTTCCCATCAGGCGACGGCGGATGGCGCGGGATAATGCCCCTTTGTTCGCGCGGGTGTAATCAATCCCCAGCGCATCGGCCAGCTCCAGCAGACACTCCGTGACGCTGGAGTGCGCGGGTGACAGGGTGATCATCCAGGTGTTTGGTTGCTCCTGGCAGTAATTACGGGCAGTGGCCGTTTTACCCACACCCGGTACGCCCACAATAACGTTAATACAGCCCATCAGACGAACCGCCTGAAACAGTGCGCGCAGCTCCTGGACTGTCTGCGTTTCCACAAACTGCGGCGGTTCCGGCAGTGCGCTTTGTTTATTCCAGTTCTCATACCAGGAACGCAGGGAAGCAGCCACAGCAGCGTTATCGCCTTTATATTTTCCCTTACGGAAAGCCGATAATGTACCGTCGGAAATTCCCGCCTCTCTGGCGATGGCATACTGCGTCAGTACGCCGCCATCAATAAGTTCATCAATGGTCTTGATTACATCGTTAATATCGGTCATATTATTACCTCGCGTTTATATAGATACCTTTGTTTAATCAAATAACCTGAGTCGCCGCTCGGGTTATTTTTTTATTTCAGGCCAGCGGGTCATTTTCTTTTAATTTCGCTTCCAGCAACTGCAATCCCCGCTGGAAATTACGCTCGTATTCTTCATCAGGTTCATCATCAACGGCAGGTTGCTGAACGGCCACCGTATTACCCACCGGGCGGTAGATGTTTTCCAGCCATGGCTCCTGCTGCTTGTGCTCCAGCACGTTGACCACCTCATCCTCGGCATCACGGATTTTTTCCTCTGCGCGTTTACGCATGCCTTTAAGGCGTTGCTGCTGTTTGTAGTATTCCGCGCTGACCGGGAAGGCTTCGCGTTTATTGCCGTCCCATACCGCCTCGCAAATCACGCTGCCATCCGGGCGACGTACGGTAATTCGTTCGGCATCATGAATGTCATAGCTGATAAGCACCTTACGACCATGCTCGTCACGCAGCTCGGGCGCGTAGTAAATATTATTCAGCCAGCGTATTTCACAGCGTCTTACAGGGCGTTCCACCATCGGCCGGAACATATCCCGCAGCTCAACATCGGACAGCCATTCAATTTCCGTGTCCTCTTCCGCCAGGCGTTTTTTTCTGAACTCCGCCGGGCTGTAATGTTTACCGTTCGGCTTCACCGGTAATTCATCGTGCGGCCGGTTGTTGTACCACTCAACACCGTCACGAATGGCATCAATCAGTTCAGCCCAGGACGGTAAATCACGCATCGCTGACTGTTGCCGGGCGTTCAGCCGTTTGCCCTGTTGCAGGGCGGTAAATGCCGAGCGTAAATCGCGGTTGGTTTTGCGTAACGTCTCGCGATCTGCACCTTTCCCGAAATAGGTGCGGTATTTACGGGCTATGCGCATCGGTAATGTGCGGTTAAGCCGTTCGATAATGCCTCGCCCCTGCGGATTACCGGCAATCCCGGTCGGGTGATTAATCCCCAGTCGCGGCAGTATCCCCACAACCTCCTTATCCAGGACGTCGGCGGTTTCCCCCGAACCGTTATCCGAGTAATACAGAAACGGTTTGCCGTGATGGCGAATACCGTGCTGTATGGCACCGGCTACGGCGAAAACATTTTCAGCCAGGTCCATGCTCCAGCCCACCACAAAGCGCGTGCCACCGTCGATAACAAAGGTCACTTCCGGTGCAAATGGCCGCCCGTGAACCGGGTGCCTGCATTTCATCTTCATGCCGTGACCGTCACCAATCCAGACATAATTCACCGGCATTCTGGACCAGTCGCGGCGCGTGAATCCCTCAAGCTGACGGTATTCACTGCCTGTCACCCGGCCTTTTTGTTTCACCACTTCCGGCAGTTTCTTCATTGCGCGGCGAATGGTGTCATAAGAGGGCATGATATCGAGCATATAAGGCTCATCAGCGTGCCGGAGCCGCCATTCAGCAACAAAATCCTCGTAAGCCTCGGTCATTGGTCGGCCGTTTGACTGGCGATACTGCGCCAGAAATTCGGGCAGCCAGTTAATATCTTCGGCTTTTATTTCCTGGCGTTTACCCGGTGCCAGTAAAAGCAGGCGTTCAGCGGCGTTCTGTGCCTTGTTAAAGGCCGCAATCCATCGCTTCAGCGTGATTTCACTCAACGCACGGCTGTTTCCCTTTTTGGCGTTCGCCGTCTCAACCATTGCCACAATGCGCTCGTCCAGCTGTGAACGTGCCAGGTTGTCAACGATAAACCGGATAGCCTTCGCGCAGCTGAAACCGGGTTGTTGCGCGACTTTCATCACTTCGCTGACGATCGCGATTCGTGCATCAGCCACCTGGCGCTGGTTTTCAGTCAGGGCATTGAGGCGTTCGACCATCAGTTGTGGTGATCCGCGATATGCCTCCACCGCATCAACCACGTCAGATGAGCGTCTGGCCTTTGTCACCACCGGAGCCGGTGATTCATCGGCTTTTTGCGTCATCAGTTGCAGGGCATAACGTTCACGTAATGCCTGCTGCGTCACTTCAGGTAAACAGTCGATGCTGTATTCAGTTGCTTTAGAGCCTGAGCGACGACGGGAACAACAGCTTTTCCCTTGTACGTAACGTTGTAATGCCTGGCGAATACCTTTTGTTGTAGCAGGCATTCCGGGCGCGCCAATCAGTTCTTTTGCAATGACATACATATCATGACGCCTTTCTCATATAGCTCTTAACCTGGTATCTACTGGGCCAGATTTCTTCAGGCGATACCCCAAGAGCATCAGCAATTATTTGCTGATACGGTCGGCAAGGAGTACGTAATACGCTTTTCAGCGAATCCCTGCTGTAACCAGCCTTTAAAGATAAAGAGCGCAGTGATAAGCCAGCCATGTGTAAGCGCGCCTTGATGATTTCAGGCGGCCAATCGTGATCTGAAACTTCTCTTCTACTCATACTTCCTCTATTCTAAAAAGTTACCCGCGCGGATATTCGTGCGGATATCTGCACGGGTAAATAATGCATCACTAAAAATACCAAATCAAGGTATTTTTGGTATTTTGGCTAATTTTTGCTTTTATCCTTATTTTTCAATTGGATAAATAGAAAGAAACCTTTCCTTAGAAAAGCACCAAGAGGTATCTTTATGTCGCAGGGAAAAGAACCTGTTATTGAGCGTATTGGAATGCTTACAAAGCGCTACCCTTCAAGAAGTGCAGCTGCCAGAGCGTGGGGAATCAATATCAACACATTAAACAGCTATTTCAAGGGAGGACAAACACAACCAGCCCCCAGAGAAAGTATCCTTATACGAATTTCTGAAAGTGAAGGAGTTAGTCTTGAGTGGCTTAAAGAGGGCAAGGGTGAATCACCAAACGATGTTGGTATTTGTGGTAATTTTGGTTGTTCTGGTGATAAGGGAGATCAACTTACACAGATGCTTTCATTCCTTACGAAAGACGAACGAGAACAGTTAACCAATCTCCTTGCTCGCAAAGGTGTAGAGACGGTTCTGACACTGCTGGATAAAGAAAACCAGGATTTATTACAACTAGAAGGCAGGAAGCGCCTGGCTGCGTTGATGATTGTAGATATGCCAGACGATTGCGTCAGAGAGATTTTGGAAAAAACCGAGACAAGTAGGCAATCAAATCCGGTAGAATCTAAAGCGGGTTAGTTTGGCGAGGCTGGCCCGTATGTTAGTTGCCATATAGATTTAATGAAGTTTTAAACGCTTTAAAAAGTTGAGATCGCAGTATCAAAAGTTTTGCCGATTTTAGAATAAACGATTAATTATTGCACAATCGGTATCAAATAGACTTTAAGCGCTCATCCAGACATCACCTGTTTTATTTCAGTATCTTACAGGTGATTTCACCTCCTTTCACTAAAACCCTCGTTGGTATCAAATGATTCACCTGGTTACA